ATCCTATCACCGATGGTCAATATGTCTTTGGTTATGAGAACAATGATAACTTTGATAAATACTTAGTGTCTGTTAGAGGAATTGCTAGAATAGCGCATTCTATCTACTTACCTAAAGGTATTGTTAAGGGTGCATTCTCAACTGCTAAAACAGCGTTAGAGACTTCATAATAAGTAATACTTATTAGAATAAGAAAGGGGGTTATTTTAACCCTCTTTTTTTTTGCCAAAAAAAATAATTAAAAAAAATTTTAAAAATATTTTGTTTTTATTAAAAAAATTTTTAAATTGAATTATAATTAAAAATTAAAAATGAAAACTATGAAAACAATAAACAAATTAAAATTTAATCACATTGAAGATTTAGGTTCAGGTGTTGAAGTAGCACACATGACTTTAGATATTAAAATCAATAAAAATTATGATTTTTCTCAATATGTAACATTATCATCTACTGGGGTTTCATTAAGAATCCACAGCAGTCTTTTAACACATGAAATATATCATTTAATGAAATGGTTAGATGAAAAAGATGAAGATGATGTAAGTAATGAAATTAAAATAATGAGATATGCTAAAGAGATGATTAAAGCAAATCAAAAACTAAAAACAGTAGAATCTTTATAAAAGCTAAAATGGTTGTAGGGTGGTTCAATTCCACCCTTAGCTTCAATGCAATTTTGCAGATAATTAAAAATGAAAATTATGAGAACGATGGAACAAGATGGAGTTGTATACAGATATGGATTTGAAGAAGGTAGTAAATTTTGGGCTAATGGTATTGGCGCAATAGAAAATGATACACTACAAAAGGCTTCAGATTCAGACCTATTACAATGGTACTATAATGCTTATGTAACTTACTCGGAAGCATTAGGACACCATAAAACGGAATGTAACAGAGAGTTGAAAGAGTTGTATGCAAAAGAACTCGATAAAAGAGGAATCTTTTATAAGGGCATGGCATACACTAATAATTTAGAGGAGGGTGAGACTGCTGGTAATTATAGTAAATATAATACTGGAGTTAAAAATGGTGATGGGAGTTATTAAATAAATAAAAAATACTACGGTGTTTTAAGGGCAACTAAATTAGTTGCTCTTTTTTTTTATCTTTGTTAAAATCAAAATTTATGTATTATGAAAATTAAATGTAAAATAGAAATAACTAAAGATGGTATAGATTACAAAGCTGGAAGCATTGTAGATGTACCAAGTGAAAATGTTTCTAAATGGATTGCTAAAGGATGGGGTGAAAAGGTAGATACTAAAGAAGAAAAAGCAACTAAAGAAACAAAAGAGTTTAAAGGGAAAAAAGAAAGCAAGTAATGATTAGTGTTCAAATTGATTCAACTACTGGAAGTGAAATAGTTTCATCTTCTGAATTAAAAAGCTATGCAAGAATAGAAACATCTGATGATGATACTATTGTAGCTAATATGATTGTTTCTGCTAGACTGAAATGTGAGGCAATAATAAATAGAGATATTGTTGCTAAGACAAGAAGTCTATTCATTAGCAATGTTAATACTTCAGGAGAATATGGTAACTTATATAAAAGAAGGTCAAAGATAGTTTTACCTTATGCACCTATTAGTGCTATCACAAGTGTGCAAACACAAGCAAGTGATGGTTCACTTTCAAATATTAATTATGAATCATTTGGATTAGAAGATAGATATGTAGAAATATCTAGTGCTATTCACAAGAACATTAAAATTGTTTACACTACTGCTGGTCTTGGTTATGATGACTTAAAAAATGCTATCAAAATGTTAGCCTCAACTTATTATGATAATAGAGAAAACTTTGTAAAAGGTAAGACTGTAAATGAAATACCTAATGATGTACAAAGCATTCTGTCACCTTATATTTATTACAATGAGTTATGATAAATGCAAGTGATTTAAGATATAGGGTTACTGTTAAAAGAAATACAAATAGTGCTGATGGTTATGGTGGCTTTACATCATCACAATCTACTGTAGGAACATTTTGGGCAGATAGAAAATTTACAGATGGTCAAATGATTTTTAGAGATGGCAAAAGAATTTTGCAAACTGGTATTGAATTAACTCTTAGAAAAAATACTGCAACTACAAACATTCAAAGAGGTGATGTGCTATTACTTACTAATGATAGCAACCAATATAGAATCAATCAAATGTATGAAGAAGATTTATATACTTATAAGATATTAGCTGATAAACAACAATGATATGGCAAGAAAGTCAGGAATAGAATTGAGGACATCTGATAAAATAAGGTTCAATAGAAAAATGAGAAACCTTAGAAGGTTTGTAAAACCAACACAAGGTTTTGATATGGAACTAAAAAAATATGTTTCTAGAATTGCTGAAATATCTACTGAATTTGTGCCAGTCATTACTGGTAATTTAAGACAATCATTATTCTTAGAAAGTAAAGCATTTAATTATGTAGTAGGATATAAAATAGATTATGCTGTATTTGTAGAATTTGGTAAAGCTGGTCGAGGTAGCATACAAGGTAGAAAGCCATTCTTTAGACCAGCAATTAAAATGGCTACCTTTGAGTTTATAAAGAGTATAAGAAGTAAATTAAGAGATATATGAAAGATGCAAGTCATATTATTAGAAAAGAAGTTTTTACTGCTTTAAATGGCAACATAACATTAAATAGTGCTAATGTACCAGTTTATAATGTTGTGCCATCTTCTGCTAGTGAGCCTTATATACTAATTACTTCTATAAGTAATTTAATCTTTGATGATATAAAAGACACTTACTTAAACAACATACAAACACAAGTAGAAATTGTAACTGCTTTTGATACTAATACTGGTGGTCAATTAGATGCTAACTTAGGCATGAATCAAATTACTCAAAGATTAATTTCTAGAAATACATTCTTTGATTTAAGTTCAGATAACTTTAAATGCATTTCTGCTCAAAATGATGGTATAACATATATTACTGAAGATACAGAGACACAAACAATCTATAGAGGTATATTAACTTTTTCAAATCTTGTTGAAGAATTATGAGATTAGAGTTGTACAGATATAGTTCAGAAAAAGATAGTACCTTAGGGCTAATATTTTTAGTAGATGATGAAACAAACAAAAAAGATTTTTTATGCTTTACTCTTGAAGATGAAAAACGTGAGGTCAAAGTTTATGGAGAAACTCGCATACCTGAAGGCACTTATAAGATTAAATACAGAAAGGAAGGCGGTTACCACAATAAATACTCAAAGCGTTTTCCAAACATTCATAGAGGTATGCTACACATTACTGACGTTCCTAACTTTGAGTATATTCTTATTCATTGTGGTAATGATACTAGCCACACACACGGTTGCATCCTTGTTGGCGATGTTATATCACAAAATACTAACAAAGAGCCGTTTCTAGGGCAATCATCAAATTGTTACAAAAGAATTTATCCAATTATTGCTGATATACTAGAATCTCAAAAACATCTATCAATTAAAATTATTAATTTTGAAGAAATCTAAATCACAAAACATGGATGATATAACAAACAAAAAAGTTGCTTTGGACGTTGACGGAGATGGCAAAAGCGATATCAAAATAGATATAAAATTTTTAGGATTATTGGTAGGTGGTATTATATCATTAACTATGACATATTCACAATTAACTGCTGAAATAGAAGTGGCTAAGACATTGCCTGAATATAAGATAGAACAAGATGATACTAAAGTAATAAATCAAAAAATAGATTACTTAATCAAAGAACTAGAAAAATACGAAGAACAAACTAACAGAAGATTAAATAGTTTAGAAGATAAAGTTTATAAAAAATGATTGCTAAAATCTTCTTTGTAATTTTAGCATTAAATAATATTACATTTAAAGTGGATGGTCTTACTTGTAGTATGTGTTCACTAAATGTTCAGAAACAATTAGAAAAAGTTTACTTTATAGAAAGTGTTGAAGCTGACATTGAAGAAGTCACTTACAAAGTACAATTAAAAAAAAATCATTATATTGATTTTTATGCTATAGCAAATGCTGTAACAGATGCTGGATTTAGCATAAATAAAGAATCATTAAATGTAGGTACTAAAAATACAAATGATTTTTGGAAGAATAGTAACTATATAATTTGGAAGAACGAATGAAATTATTAAGTGATATAAATTTATCTGAAAGTGATGTTAACAAACAATTAAGGGTTAATCAAACCATATCAAAAATAAATACACTAATGGATGTAGCTGATGGCTTAAAAGAATGGGAAGGTGTACAAAGAATAGAAATTTTTTTAAGAATAGAAACAAAATTAATTGATTTAATAGATGAATTGTAATGCTTGTAGAATCTGTATTTATGGTAATTGCTTTTGCAATTAGTATGTTGCTCATAGGTGTTTTTTTAAGAGATGAATAAAATATTTGAAAAAATTTTTGGAGAAACCACAAAAGGTATAGCTGATATAGTAGATAGGTTTGTCATGACTAAAGAGGACAAGCATAAGGCAAACCAAGAAATACAACAACTCTTTCAATCCTTTGAAATAGAAATGCAAAAGAATACTACTGAAAGATGGAAGTATGATTCTACATCTGATAGTTGGTTATCTAAAAACATAAGACCATTGGTATTGCTAATATTAGTAGTAAGTACAATATTGCTTGTATTTGTAGATGCTGGTAAAATATCTTTTGAGGTAAAAGAAAGCTGGGTAGATTTATTACAAATAGTTTTGATTACTGTTATAGGTGCATACTTTGGAAGTCGTGGCTTGGAAAAGTATAAGCAAAAGTAATGGCTAAAAGATTTTTTCCAAAAGCATACGAGCATAAACCAAAAAAGAAAAGAAAAGGAATACATAGTAAAAATAGAAACACAAATCAAAAAAGTGGAAAATACTATAAAGGTTCAAAGTACAGAGGTCAAGGAAGGTAAAATTTGTGCTACTTGT